GATTAGGTATTGGAACGACTTCGCCAAGTGGTAAGATTCAATCTAACGCAGCAGATTCCCAAGTAGCAGTAATGGCTGGTGGAGATGTTAGTGACCCACAATATCCTGCTTTTGGATTTGATGGGCAGATAGGTTCTAATGGTGGTCGTGGTGCAGGTATGTACTTACCATCAGATGGTACCCTTGCTTTCTCTACAGCAGGTTCAGAAAGGTTACGCATTGCTTCATCAGGCTCGGTTGGAATCGGAACGACTTCGCCAAGTGCTGATTTAGAAACACTTGGTTCTACAGGTATAAAAACTGGTAATGGTAGTGGTACAGGTTTATTTAAAGCAGATGGTGGTTCTACAAAGGTTGGTTCATTTAGCAACCATAGATTTGATTTAATTACTAACAACACAACTAGAGCTTCAATAGACACATCAGGCAATGTTGGTATCGGAACGACTTCGCCAAGTCAGCTATTGCACGTTTATAAATCTTCAGGAACATCAAGAGTAACAGTTGAAACAGGTGGCTCTACAGATGGCTCACAAGCTGGATTTCAAATTACAACTCCTAATAGAAATTGGCAAATACTTGCAAAGGGTGTTGATAATGCTTTGCAAATTTATGATGGTACAGCTGCTAGTGAACGCATGCGTATAGACTCATCAGGGTCTCTATTGTTCAACGGCAATGGTGTAGTCAGTGTTCAGAGTAATTCAAGTAACTTCTACTTAGGTGGAGGCTCTTACTCGCCTTCTGAGTTACACCTTGAAAGCGGTGCGCTGACAGCGTTTAAAGTCGACGGCTCAGAACGCATGCGCATAGACTCATCAGGCAACTTGTTGGTGAATAGAACAGGTGCGTCAGGACTTGGAAAACTAAATGTCGAAGGCGGTGCAGATTTCACAGGGGGCAATGTTTATCTGTGTCGTGATTCAGGCAACGTGTTGGTGGGTGTATCTTCATTTAGTGATTCGGGCGGTGGAACACAAATATCAAAAGGTTTAATCAAATTATCAGCAGATACTACAAGTTCAGCAACAAAAATGTTTTTTACAAATGCAAATGGTGCGGTAGGTTCAATAACTACTAATGGCTCAGCAACAGCTTACAACACCTCATCCGATGCACGACTTAAAGACGTTACAGGCGAAGCTAGAGGTTTAGAAGTTATTAACGAACTTAACCCAGTTTCATACAACTGGAAAGCAGATGGTAAAGCTGACGAAGGTCTTATAGCTCAAGAAGTACAAGAGATAGTACCAAATGCAGTATCAGGTTCTGAAGAAGAACATTACCAAATGGATTACAGCAAACTTGTAGTACATCTTGTAAAAGGAATGAAAGAACAACAAGAACAGATTGAAGAACTTAAACAACAAATTCAAAACTTAAAAGGAGAATAAAAATGGAATGGAATGTAAAAACAGTTGACGCACACCCTAACGAAGAAGGGCATGATGATGTAATCTATAATGTGCATTGGTCAGTATCTAAAGTAGATGGAGAATACTCTGCATCATCTTATGGTACTCAAAGCATAGATACATCTGATTTATCTAACTTTAAACCTTTTGATGAAGTAACATCAGAGATGGTTAAGGGTTGGGTAATTGATGCTATGGGTGAAGAAGAGGTTGCTAACTTAGAAGCAAATTTAGATTCACAAATAGAAAATGAAAAAAATCCAACTTCAATTACTAAAACTTTAGATTCTTAGTATATAATTTAATTTTAATAAACTTATAGGAGAGTTAAATGAGTAAAGAAGAAAATAAGATGGAAAACCAAGAACCAGTAGTAATCACATATAATGGCACTGAATACAGAGCTTCTGATTTAAACGAAGACCAAATGGCTTTAGCTGCTAAATTAAACATTGCTGGTAAAAAATTAGCTAGACTTCAAGAGTTCTATGATGATTATGTCATCACAAATGAATACAAGAATCTTTGTATCGAATCATTTGATAGAGCTATCAACGCTGAAGATGTAGCTGAGGTAGTAGAGGAAGAATAATGGCTACTCGTAAGACTGCTAATGATGTTCATTCAGACTTACGAGTTCACGAAAAAATGTGTGAAGAACGCTGGAAAACTATTTATAGAAAAACTGACGATTTACAAGCATCGGTAAATAGTATGAAGGGTTGGCTGTTAGCAGGTCTTACAACAATACTAATTAGTATGTTTACCTTAGTCCTCAGAGGTTTAATTTAATCCAAATTAATATATGATAGACAAACTTATCGAACCAGTTAGCAACATTTTAGATAAATTTGTTGCTGATAAAGATTTAAAAACAAAACTATCTCATGAACTTGAGAAAGAAATAATATCGCTTAATAAAGCACAATTAGAAGTAAATAAAGTTGAAGCAAAACACAATAATATATTCGTTGCAGGCTGGCGTCCATTTATTGGTTGGTGTTGCGGTTTATCACTCGCTTATCATTTTATTTTAGAGCCAGTCATACAATATATTCTTATTGTTAATGGGATTCAATTTGAAACGCCTGAGTTTGACTTTAGTCAACTTTCTACAATCGTTATGGCTATGCTTGGCATGTCAACACTTAGAACCTACGAAAAAACTAAAAAATAATATGCTAGACAATGTAAAACAGATGTTGCTCAAGCATGAGGGCATGAGGACATATCCTTATAAGTGCAGTGAAGATAAACTTACTATAGGTATTGGTAGAAACTTAGAGGCTAATGGTATATCAGAAGAAGAAGCACTATATCTTCTTGATAACGACATCAAGAGAGTTACAGATAACTTAGATAAGATGTGGAATGTATGGAGAACATTTCCTGAGAAAGCACAATTAGTATGTGTAGATATGACCTATCAAATGGGTATAACAGGTTTTATGAATTTTAGACAAACAAGAGCATTAATGGAAATGGGTTGTTGGTTAGAAGCAAGTGAAGAGGTATTAAGAAGCAAATATGCAACCCAAACCCCAAATAGAGCAGCTTATAACTCAAGGCAATTAGCCTTATGTCAAAATGCCAAGAAAAACATCAGACCAACATCAAGCTAATTCAAGACTTGGTGCTTTAGGCGAATCCCTCGTACAAACCTTTCTGCTTGAATACGCAGACTTTTGTTTTCCCACCCAAGAAAAACACCCTGCTGATTTAATAGTTGAATTTGGCAACGCTAAATATACAGTACAAGTTAAAAGCAGAAGAGCCACTAAAGAAAAGAAGTTTGTCTTTGCCTCTGAGAACTCAAGAGCAATGTCTGATACTTATAAAAACTATACTTGCGATATACTGGCATTTGTATTCTTCTATGATGACCAAAAAAGAATCATGTTTAAATCTAATACATCATCACAAAACTATTTTACTTTTGATAAGAAAGTAATCACTGACACTATGGAATTAGATTCGCTTCAAGAATCTCTTGATACTCTAAGTGCAGTTCCTGTTCTAAATCCTATAATTTAATTCTTGCTCTTTATATATTTATATATATAATCTTACTTATGTTTTTAAAAGTAAGGAGTTAACAACATGGCAATAGATAAGACATACCAGTACAAAGGCTACAAGATAGAGAAGGACTTTGATGAGAATGGCAGGATGACACTATGGACTGCTAGACCTCAAGAGGAGTTTCGCATGAAGAGACATGAGCTTGAGAAACAGAAGATAGTGAGAGTATGGCATGGTAATGAGTGCTTCTGTTCTGAGTGTACTTACACTAAGCAAGACCATGAGCATAACAGCAAGATTGATTCTAAGATTAGAAGTCTTATATTAACAAACAAGGTCAACAGCATCACTTACAATACTATGAAAGAGTGCAAAGCTGAGATAGATAGCCTAGAAAAATAATTTAAAATAATTGTATACATTTATATATTTATATGTATAATAGGTGTATGTTAATTAAAAATAAGGAGTTAAATAACATGGATAAAGTAACAACAAAATGGGTAGGTTCAGATTTTATGGGCGACCATTTTCAGGTATTTATTAATAATAAAAAATACCCTAGAGAGAGAGGTTTAAATTATGTTTTACCTCTTGATAACTATTGTGATGAAAATAGAGCTAGGGCTAAAGAATTAGCATTGGCTGAAAGAGATGGTAAGTTTGTTTCTGATGGTGGTTTTATCTACAACAGCAAAGAAGATTACCTTAAAAAAATGGAGTGTGCATAATGACTAGATACACACTACAAGTTCAACTACCTAGCCTAGGCTGGGTGGTTGCTATCAAGACTAGCGACTTATTTTACATGGCTAAGAAGAGAGCTAGATTAATTAAAGAAGGGCATAAAGTTAAATTAACTAAGGAGAAAAAATAATGGACTATCAATTATTAATATTATTAGCTGCTGTAGCTTACCTATCTTATGGTGTTGCACTTTTAATGAATGACAGGAATAACAGAAAATGAATGTAACATTCAACTTAATGGGTGGTGGTGAATTAAACATACCATCAAGAGCAATTAGTGGTTTCTATAAAGATGAATTTACCAGTGATGTTATTGTTGAAGTTAATGGTGATGAATACAAACTTAGAGATTCCTTAGATGAGGTTAGATACAT